TCGGCTCCTCCAGCGAATGCCTTAGCCACATCACCTGGTGTAGTACATCCTCCATCAGCAATGATATGTCCACCGAGACCGTGAGCAGCATCAGCACACTCAATAACAGCACTAAGCTGAGGATAACCAACGCCAGTTTGAATACGAGTTGTGCAAACGCTCCCAGGACCGATGCCCACTTTAACAATATCTGCTCCACTGAGTATTAACTCCTCTGTCATCTCTCCGGTTACAACGTTACCCGCTATGATGACTATATGCGGATAAAGTCTTCTAAATTCAGCAACAAAGTCTCTAAATCTGTTACTGTATCCATTTGCTACATCAATACAAACATACTTTAAATTACCATCTGCTTGTTCATACACTTCACGAAACTTCATATGGTCTCGATCAGTAATGCCAATGCTCATAGCAACATAGTTAGTACGGTTGTAATCGTCTGTATCAAAAAAACTTACTAACTGCTGTACACTATATGTCTTAACCAAACAGGTAAACATTCCTTGTTTAGCTAGTGCGTCTGCCATTTCAAATGTGCCAACGCCATCCATGTTAGCAGCCATAATAGGAACACCACGCCAGTGTCTAGTTTCTGGACGTATTTGTTCCATACTCATAACTTCGGGTTGCCAATTACGCCAAGTATATCCTCTTTCAAGATCTACTTCTTTGCGGCTACCTAGTGTGCTACGCTTTGGACGAATAAGCACATCTTTGTAGTCTAGTTTGATGTCTTCTTCAAGACGCATGTTGTTACCTCAAACGCTTACGGTAGTTGTTGTCATCAGGAATAATTCCGTCAGCTTTCATTTTGTTTACTTTTTTAAGCCAACGAGCTCTGCCTGCCGCTTTTGCCTTAGCACGTTTTTCGCTAGGCTTTGTATAAAATTCACGTTCTCTTAATTCTTGAAAAAGTCCATCATCCTGTAGTTTCTTTTTCAATTTACGCAGTGCTTTGTTAACGTCATTATTATATACGTCAACTGAGAGGCCTTTAAATTGTGGTTCGCCTCTGTTATAGTTATTCCGTCTCAACAGTTCCTCCTGAATGTTTGTTTATAAAAGATAAGTCATATATCCTATTCATACAAATGTTATTATATACTCTTTTCTCGTTTGTTGTCAAGTAATAAGTTTTGTTAAACCCTAAAAGATATCCAATAATCCACTCATTTTGGACAACATTATCAGCATCTAATATTATAGTATCTACTATATTAGCAACATCAACTAACCATTGTACATCAAGTTCGTTTTCTTCCCAATAGTAAAGGTTGATATCTTGATCCATACCCTTTACAACGTCATTGAAGTCTTGTTTGATGCGATCTGATGGTGCTACTAATAGATAGCTAGGATTACGATTGAGTAACTTATCTGGTGGGGTAATAAGATTGACTTTCATAATAATAGTTATTCTTTATCACGCTGTATGCGGTTCCATATTGAGTTTTCATCTTGTTCTTCGTTTTGTTTATACTTACGAACTTGATTGCCAAACTCATCTTTGGTCACATACGTTGTGGTATCGTCTAACTCGTCCGGATAAAAAATCTTATTTTTAGTATCCGGTATTACTACTTCAGGTTTGCTTTCTTTTGGGGCTTCTACTACTGGTTCAGGCTCAGGCTCAGGCTCTGGTTCAGGTTGTGGTTCAGGTTGTGGTTCTAGCTCTGCGTATGATTGTACAATTTCTTCTTGTGGTGTTACTGACTCTTCTTGTTGTTCAGGTTCTTGCACATCTTCTTTGATCGGCTCAGAAGGCTCTTCAAATGAATCATCATTGCTTGAAGGCTCAGGATCGCCAACTGTAAATCCAGGATTGTCAACTATACGTTGTGCTCTTGCTCTTTCGTATTCGTCTCTCTCGAGCCGAAGACGGTCACCGCTGTCATCTTTGCGATGGAACGCAAAGGTATATTGGCTTGCTATTAGCAATAGAACTGCTAGTGGGTCAAATACAAATATAATTACAATAATGACCCAACGAACTGCTTCTTCAAGCATATTTGTATCTGCTTGATCTCCGTAGATAAATTCAGCAATATATTTGATAGGACCTACTTCTGCTTCTAGTTTGCGATACTCGCCCTCTAGTGCATACTTTTCTTCTGTAAGTTTATCAATTTCTGCATTAGCATTTTTAATTCTTAAAGTTTGTTCGTCTACTTCTGCATCAATATCAGCGGCTTTGTCAGTATTACCTAACTGTTCACGCAGTCTATTGATAAGTCTGTTAGACTCTGCAATTTGTGTTTCTGCTGTTGTGCGTAGACGACGAATTTCATCTGCGGCTCTACGAGCTTGTGGATTATTACTTGCTTGTTCAATTTTAGTTATTAGATCTGCACGTTCTGTTTGTTTAACTGCTTGCCATTCGCCAATCTTTTCCGCAGTATTTTTACCAAAGATACCATCAGCACTTGCACCAATCATTTGTTGTGCTTTTTTAGTTTCTCCGTTGTCAATATAACCTTGCAGTGTTGCTATATCTGCATCAATCCTAGCAAGTTCATCTTTGTATAGTTTTCCTTGACTGTCAATTATTGCTTGCTGTTCATCAATAGCAGGTTGTATTCGAGCATAGGCATTGTCAATACGTTCTTGCTCTTTGTCAATTTGTGATTGAATATTGGCATCATTGCCTGTGCCACTTGTTTCTAACTTTGTTATTTGTTCTTCTGCACGTTTGATAATATCATTTTGTCTATTGATTTCTGCTGTCAAACGTTCTACTTGTGCAACACTTTCTTGTCCTGCACTAGTTTGTTCAATGTGTGCTTTTGATAGGAAACCAAAAATACCCATGCTTGTAATAAACATGAGAACAATCACGGCTGTTGCTAGATAAGTTCTAAGCCACCATGTTGCTTGTTTCCAATAACGATGTAGCCAGACTGCTGTTACAAGTTTGCCAACTTCTAGTACACCGCCCATAACCATAATAGGCAGTGCTGCCGCGGCAAAAATTGCTACGAGTCCTGCTACAGAGTAATAAATTGCTACCGCCGATATACTTAAGGCGGTTAATAATACTAATATACCTAATGCCATATTCTATTCCTGTAGTATATTTATCGAGACTTATATAAGGACTTTTAGTATAGTTTTATATAAGAGCCCGTTTTAAAGCCGCCATTGGCATCACTACAGTTGAAAATCATTTCCTCACCTGATTTATTTTGATGAATGACAGTTCTATATTTAACATCGCACTGTCGAGCAAGTAGGTCTTGTGCTTGTTTAGAAAGCTCGTAATGTGTGCAATCAGACCTTGTAAGACTTGCTACAAGTAAGTCATTGTCTACAGTAGACATAGTTGTAATTCGACAGTCCTGTCTTGCTATTGGTTTATAAGCAGGTTCAGGTGTCGAACTACATCCTATAAGACTAATTGCTAGAAAGCTGAGTAGTATTAACTTCGGCATTCTTTGCCTCCTGAATCAAACGATCAAACACATCAAGTGGCATTTTAATTCGTACATAAGTGTGTACTCGGCCAGTTGATGACAATTCATATGACATACGTTTAACTTCAAGGTGCTCTCGAATAACAGTATCCTTCACACTGTGTTCAACAATAGTTCTGTCGTATCTTGCATTACCATTAATGTCTACAGTTGTACTACTGTTTACAGTACCGTTAATACGTTCTGCGAAACCTTTGACTGCAAATGCATAAGCCTGTGCTTCACTTGCTTGCTCATACATACTTTCGCCCATGCCACACGCATAAGCATAGTCTGTTTTCCAAAATAAGAAACCTTCTGAGCCAATTTGCTCACAGTCGTTATACCATTTTGGATTTGCTTTGGTTTCTCGTACTTCAATTGTTTCCATAGTAGAACATGCACCCAAAGTGAGTAACAATGCTCCTGCGGTTAACAATTTAAATGTGCCTTTCATATTTGCCTCCATAAGACGTTAATAGTTACATTATACATATTTTAGATTAATAGTCAATTGTTTTTGGCAAACTACCTTGCCCAACGATAAAAAATGTGTTCTCCAATAGTTCCTACCAACTGCATATCATCAATCCAATTAGGTTTAACATAATCTGCATGATAGTGAGTTGCACCTTCTGTTAAACCTCTGTATTGACCGTGATAGATCATAGCATAAGCAATCGTTTGAGCTCGTACCCATGCGTCTTTATTTCTTGGATAATCGCTTCTGCCATCACACCACCAACTGAATTGACATTGGTTGCGAACAGGTACAAGTACATTTTGATCTTTCCAACTTCTCATATACTTGCCTTGGTGTACTACTTTACAAACCGTATTTGGATAGCGAGTATCTTCTACACGATTAAGAACAACGTCCGCAACGGCTACTTGATCTGCATAAGAACTGCCCCTGCTTTCAAAATAAATGTTTTGTGCTAAACACCAAGCCTCAGGCTTGTCCTCGGGTGTAAACAACACACTCATACCGGTTGATGCTTGTGCTGGAGAGAGTGAAAGTACAAGCATGAATGCCAAAATAAATTTTTTCATTTGATTCCCTTTTTGATTAGTTTCGACGCATCTGCGATACTTCAATCGCCTGCTGTCTATTAGTAATTGGCACCAGATTGCTTTTGTGCATAGTTGCGATGCCTGTGATATAGTCCCCAGTATATTTAGTAGGTTCTTTCTTAGGAGCCACACCTGCTATACCATCACTTAAACTAGGAATATATGGGGTTTCGCGTACATGACTGTAATCAGGTTTGTAAGGTTTAAACTCTTGATTAGTCTTTTTAGGTTTATGTTCGCCGCGAAGATACGAAAGATACAGTTCGAACGTCTCGAACTGTGCCGAATGGCAGTTTGCTTTACGCATACGCTTGTTGTATGCTCTCCATTCTGCTTCTAATTTAACTTTTTGATTGTTAGTAAGTTTTTTCTGCTTACGCTTCTTGTAGTTAGTAGTAGTTAGATACGGTCCTACTAGGTGCATAGTCATAATAAAACCCTGCCTTTCTTAGTTAATATACTAATACTATAGCAGGGTTTTATCTGTTAGTCAACTATTTTGGTAAAATTATGCTAAAGCTCTTCTTTTCATAATTTTATATTGTGCGACTGGTCTGCCTGCTCCGAAGTCATTCGATACAGCATCTACCACTCTCACATCAAAACCAGCTTCTTTAAGATCAAATAGTCTAGCACCTGGTGATGCAATGTCTAAATTGTCTCTTAAATCTTCTGTTGTAAATGTTTTACCATTACCCCAGTATTTTTGTAAGATCTGTTGGTTTTGAGTTCCTTCTTTAAAGAACTTAGTTCCTACTGCTTTTGTTGCTTTTGGCATAGTTATACTCCTTATTTTTGTTATTATTAAGTTTAACATATTAACAACAATATAGCATCTTACTATTAAAAGTCAAGGATTTTGGCTAACTATTTGTTTTCTTTAGATTCTTTAAGAACTGCGGCATCGTACTCTGCTTGATCTACAACACCTTCACGTAGCAGTTTCTGTCTGTTAGCTTGATGTTTAATTTGAATTTCTTCTTTAGATCCGCCAAAATATGCTACACAATGTCCTTCTTCAATAAGAATATCAGTAACTAGTCTGCCGTCTGGAACACGAAAATCTCCTAGGATACGTCCAAACTTGCCCTTCATATCCTCGCCTTTAGCATCTTCAGTAGTAATAAGTTTACCACCTTCATGTAATAATTCTTTTAATCTTTTCTTTGCAGCTAAACCAAATAGTTTTTCTACATCGTCTGATGTACGGCTTTCTGGTGTGTCAATACCCATAATACGAACACGTTCTTCTTTTAACCATACGCCAAACCCTAAGTTGATATCTACATCAACTGTATCGCCGTCTACACATTTCAATAGAACAACGTCATATTCATTCTGATGACTCATAATGCCCTCTCTCCCTCTTATGAATTATTTTAAATTATCTACCTTGCCCGCGGTATTTTTTAAAGTTTGCTTTCTTATGTTTGTTCATTGAGGAAAACTTAATCATACTTACTTTTCCGCTTGAACTTGTCTTTTTTCTAACAGGTTCATGAATATGAACATGTACTGTTTTTGCCATAACAACCTCCTACCAATCATGTTATATGTGTATTTATTGATTTGTGGTCATAAAAAAAGGCCCATAAGGGCCTAGTTTTACAATCTATAAGTTATAGATTAAAACTTAACTGCAAATGCAACTTGTGCTTCGCGGTCGGTTTTGTTAAAGTCTGTGTCCATCTTCTGTAACATACCAACTGTTAGAGTTGTGTTTGCTGTCATTGGAACACGTACACCTGCTTTAGCATAACTATCTGCTCTGTTAAAGTTTAGATAATCGCCTGCAACTGATTTCCAGTCATAACCTAATTCTGCAAAAGGTGTAACACCTGCACCAGTTAGTTCCGCACCAGCGTATGGACTTAGTCTTAACTCATTTTTAGCAAATGAATCACCCATGTCATAGTGTGCTTCTGCAACACCGTATAGGTTAATATTGCCGAGTGCATAGTCTTCACGTTTAGATACGTTAATACGATAATCAACTACATCACCATTTTCAATATATTGAAAACCAGCATTAACTGGGTGTGAAGTAGTGTAAATACCTAATGCTCTAGCATTGTCTGCAAAGTCACGAGTAGCACCTGTTGAAAGTGATAGTCCAAACTTTTCGCCTTCTGCTGTAATAGAAGCACCAGTTTTATTAAAATCTTCTGCATAAGCAGAAGTTGAAAGGCCTAATACTAGGGCCATTGTTGCTATTAGCTTTTTCATTAAAGTTTCCTTATTATTATTGTTCTCATCGGAACAGCATTTACTTATAAAAGAAATGCACCCTAAGGTGCATTTCTGGCTATTGGGTAACAAGGTGGCCAACCCCGTAGAGCCCTTAGGCTGCTAGTGCAAAGTTTTCGTTTGCGTTTAGTTTGTTTGCTTGATTTACGGTCATCGCCTACCGGTAACTCCACGTTCTCTATTGCATCAGTCGATCCTGGTTCGGCCCCATCATAAACACACTCCTAGTTTATCAGTCTAGTGCAAGTTGCTATGCTCCTTGCAGAATGTGTTTATGGTGGAGCCGCCGGGTACTGCCCCCGGGTCCTGTCTACCGTTGATTAGCTTCAACGTTACGAGTATATTTATAACACCTTTACGAAAAGATGTCAAGTTCTTTTTGTTATATGTGTTTAAAATACTTGTGATTCTCTATAAAATTTTTATAACCTATATTTGACCCGGTTTTAAATTGATTCCATCTATGATCATCAGGCAAGTAAGCCGATAGTTGTTTTACAATGCTAGGCATATATTCATCAAAATATATTAGACTTTTAAGACGTCTTAGATTATGTTTTAATTTTGGTTCTAATATTTTTTTTATTTCATTATAATCTAAATTTAAATTTTGTATTCTAGTGAGTTCGTTTGCTAGTGCTTCAGCCCTCTCGTTATAGGTAGGTAACGTGTCAAAAGTATAATCAAATAGTTCATCATATAGAACGAATCCAAATTTTTGCAAGTTTGTCGATGCATATCTAGGTCCGTATATAACAAAAGGTTTTTCAAAAATAATAGGCTGTACTGTTTTTTCTGTATAAAAATCTACAATATTAGATTCTGCTACAACATCTATAAAACAGTTTTCATAACCGTTTGGCTGTTTACTCCCAACATGCTCATTCCAAAGGAACCATCGCCGTAATAATATACTATTGCCATCAAAGTATTTAAAGTTATATGCACTTCTATGGTTATTTGGATCTATAAATGATACTAGATTATTAGTTAATAAGCAACACCTAGAAAACTCATCAATAAGTTTACATCTATGTTCCCACGCATGATTAATTTTACAACAAAACAATTTATTCAATGTAGATCTAAAAGGTAATTTGTTATCTCTCATAAAAGACATCGACTGTCTGTCCCAAACTAAAAAAAATGTAGGCCATGTGTAATAAAAATCTATTACGCTGCCAAACGTATCTAACCAATAGTCAGATGAATTTATTTCTCTATTTTGTTTTTTGTCTGAAGATCTGCCTGTTATAACACTTACAATGTTATTATTTTTAGCATTATGATTTTTTAATTTAGATAAAATTTCTGTTACTCTATTGGGATCTTCGTCGAGCGGTGGATGAGCATGTCCTTCCCATTCAGGCGAACCATCCAAAACTAAGTGTAAATTTTTAGATTTAAATAAAATATCAATCCAGTGTGCAGCATGAAAGGAGTTGATAGGTTGAGATGATTGATCCCAAATACCGATTATTAAAACATCGTGTGAGCCTATTCTATAAGTATCCATTACACAGTGTCAAGATCTAATTCTTCTTCTTTTGAAAATTTTTCTTGCTTAGGACGAATTGGTTCTAGCCAACTGTCTGCAATGTATGCTCGAGGACTTGGGCCTAATCCTATAGTTAGGTCTTCTGCTTCAATCCACCAATAGTGATCTGAAACAGGAGCCATGCACTTCATTCCTCTAAATTGAAATTGTTCACGCTCACTAAACTGTCCAATGTATTCTGCTACACTTACATAGCGTCCTACGTTTTTATGGTTTAACGAAAACTTAATAACTGCTGTGTCACCTTGTTTACATTTCATTTATTGATTCTCTTTTTAATAATATCAACTACACGTTTACTTAGTACTATCTCATAATGGTTTCTATCAAGTTCGATGTACTCAACATCGTCACGGCAAGTCATGCTCGAATGAGTTACTATTCCATCATTGCGTCCGTTGATCCACGGAACATCACCTACAGTTGTGACAACTTGTAACCAAGGTACTTTAATTTCTATCTTTCGACTGTTTCGAATGAAATCGCTAGATGTTGTAATATCTTGAAATAACTGATAACTAGGATTGAGCATTGCTCCCCACATTGCTATTTCACTACCGTTGAACGGAGTGGCAAGACTAATTACTCCTTTTATGTTAGAGTATTCTTCTTGCAAGTAGGTCGCATATACTCCACCCAAACTATGTGCAATTACGTACAAAGGTTCATCAACTTGTTTTAATAATTCTATCTTCATTACAGATAGGTTATCTTTTGCTGTAGTATTCTTTTCGTAATTTAAATAGATTGGATTCTTGGCTCTGAGTGACTTTTGTATAAAGGCAAAACTACGCTCACTGGCGGTTGCCCCGTGAATGTAAACTATTTTCATACATTATTTATAGAAGATGATAGGACTGTTAAAGTCCTATCAATCTCCAACCGTGATTTGCTATTGCGTTTAGGATAATAGCAATGCAAGTAAGAATGTGGAGCACCACCCAAGCACTACGAATGATTGCAACTCTGTCAGCTTTATCATCGTCGTCATAGGCTTTTGTGCCAATTGCTTTACACCAGTACTCCCACATAATTTACATGTCATTCTTTTTCTCTTGGATTTCTTTTCTACGGTCTTTAGTAAGTTTACCAAGATCGCCTAGTGCTTTACGAGCTCTAGCCGCTGCTGCTTTGACACCTTTTTCTTCAAATGTACCGTGTTCCTGTACATAAGTTTGGAAGGCATGCAAAATTTGCTCATGTAATGTCATGATGTTTTCTCCTATAAATGTTTGTATATTATATGTGATTTTTTGTTTGTTGTCAAGTCTTTTTATTCGCCATTAGCGTAAACTTTACTTTGAGTGACAGTTTTAACAAATGCACCGCAATCATAAGGGTCGTCTTTTCTAGCGACTGCTAGGTTATTTGCAAATACATTAGGGCTTGCTGAACTTATTTTTGTACTGTAAACAGGCGGACAATGTGTATGCGGAGTGTTTGTATCAGTTAATCTATGTATTGGCTCATTGTGTACAAATACATTGTCGCTACCACTTAGTGTTGCAATATCAGCAGGGACTACGCAAACAGCATGACCTGTGTTTACTACGTCTACTCCATTACCTCTTGCAACTAGTGGCATTAAGTTACTATTCCTGTTGTTTGTTTAACGTATTGTTTTGCTAATTCATCTTCTGTCTTAGCTACACAAACTATTACATTAGTATTTATTTTGAATTTATCTCCAGAAACACTAAACATAAAGGGTGCAAGTCCAAGACCTTGTTGTCCTGCAACAAGCACCATAGGTTTATGTATAGTGACCTGTGTATCTTTTTCTTCTTCTAGCCTTGCTACAAGTTCTTCGCCTGAAGTAAGTTTTAGAGAGATGGTGTCGCCTGTTTTATAAGTTGTTTCAAGTAGCATTATAATGTGTGTCCTGTTCCGTTATAGCCTGTTTCTTCTATATACGGGCCTAATTTATCATAACCACCAATGTTGTGTCCGTTAATACGAATCTGTGGAACTGTTCGAGCACCTGGGAAGTTTTCTAATAGTTCTTCCTTTGTGTAGTCAGTGCCAAGCGATTTGTATACATAATCTAATCCGTGACTTTCGCAAAACTGCTTTGCTCTATCACAAAACGGACACATTGGCTTTCCGTAAATTTCAATCATAAACTGAATCCTTTAAGTGAGTCTTTGTCAACATCTTGTTTGATACCACCAATGATATAGGATTCTACTTCTGTTTCCTGTGGTGCAACCTGCAATCCTGATGAACTCAGCCAATGCTGTGTCCAAGGTAGAGGGTTAGTGTTTACAGGCTGACTGAAGATTGAATTCATACCCAATGCTTTCAAACGTCTGTTAGCAATATATTCTACATACTGATGCAACAGTGTTGTGTTTAGACCAATCATCGATCCGTCTTTAAACAAATACTCTGCCCAGTCCTTTTCTTCTTGCACACAATTACGCCACAAGTCGTAAACTTCTTCTTCGCACTCTTTAGCAATCTTAGCCATTTCTGGATCGTCTTTGCCTTGTGCCCAAAGTTTAAGAATGTGTGTGCTTAGTGCAAGGTGTTGTGCTTCATCTCTAGCAATAAGACTAATAATCTTAGCACTACCTTCCATTAGCTTTAGTTCCCCAAAGCCAAATGTACACGCAAAACTTACGTAGAAACGCAAGCCTTCTAAGATGTTAACAGTCTGCATCGCAAGATACAGTTTCTTTTTAACATCACGCATGTTGCCTTCGCCACGATGCTGGAATGCATCAGCGGCATCATTAAATGCGTCATAGTGTTTGGTAACACTAATTGCACGTTCAATAATTTTTTCATCATCTAAGATTGTATCAAATACTTCACTTGGGTCTGCATACACGTTCTTCATGATGTGTGTATAAGAACGTGAGTGAATAGTTTCAAAGAAGTCCCAAGTTACAATACAACCTTCTAGTTCAGGTAGACTTACATGAGGTAAGAATGCCAAACATGGTCCACGACCCTGTACACTGTCTAACAGTGTTTGATATTTTAGATTTGCTGTAAAGATATGCTTCTGCTCTGGACGAAAGTTTTGATAGTCTGCACGATCTTTTTGCAAACTAACTTCTTCCGGTCTCCAAAAGTAACCAAGCATTGTTTGATTGAGCTTGTCGAACACAGGAAACTTAAATGTATCGTAACGCTGTGTGTTTTGATCTGCTCCAAAAAACATATTTTGTTTGGTGAAGTCTACCTTTTCTCTATTGAATACTGTTTTTGCCATTTATAAACCTTCCATTACTACAAACAACTATAACGTCATTTGTTCCATTTGTCAACTAGATTGCACATGCTTCGCACATTTCATCTTCCTGTGGTTTGTCAAAACCATTTAATTCTGTTTGAGCAGCAGGCTTCTCTTCTTCTATTTCGCTTGGATCAGTTTTATAATCATATGTATTCTGATAGTAAGAAGTTTTCCATCCATACTTGTATGTGTTCAACAAGTCTTGTAACATTACACTCATTGGAACTTCATTGTTCTCAAAGTGTGTTGGGTTGTATGACCAGTTGCCACTAATTGCTTGATCAAAGAACTTTTGCATTACTGCGACAACGTTAATGTAGCCTTCATTGCTTGGCATGTCCCATAACAATGTGTAGTGGTTCTTTAGTGTTTGGTACTGTGGAACAATCTGCTTAAGAGGCCCTTTCTTGGACTTCTTAACGGACAAGTAGCCACGTGGTGGTTCAATTCCGTTTGTTGCGTTCGACACAACGGAACTGCTCTCCGAAGGCATTTGTGCGGACAAAGTGCTGTGCCTGAGCCCGTATTCCTTAATATCGTTGCGTAAAGATTCCCAATCATAGTTTAACTTGTTCTCAACAACAGTATCTACATCCTTCTTGTATGTATCAATAGGAAGAATGCCGTCGCTGTATTTAGTACGGTCAAAGTAGTCACAAGCACCACGCTCTTTAGCAAGTTCATTTGATGCTTTGAGCAAGTAGTATTGGAATGCTTCTGTTAGATCGTGTACAAGTTTCCATGCTTGTGGATCATTGTAAGAAACTTTGTTTTTGGCAAGATAGTGTGCTAGGCCAATATATCCAACACCTAAACTACGTCTTGCTTTTGTACTAATTTCTGCTGCTTTGATTGGGTAACGCTGGTAATCAATAATTTCTTCTAATGCTCTAACTGCAAGATCACAAATTTCTTCTAAGTCAGTTAGTTCTTTAATCACGCCAACATTAATTGCACTTAAAATACATAGTGCAATCTCGCCATTCTCATCATCAATGTGTTGTAGTGGTTTAGTAGGCAGTGTAATCTCTTGACATAGGTTACTCATAAACACTGTGTCTTTAAATGAACTGTGGGTGTTGCAATGATCAACGTTCATAATATAGATACGACCTGTTTCAGCACGTTCTTTGATCAATGCTGAGAACAATTCCATTGCATCAATCTTTTTCTTTTTGATGCTTGTTTTACGCTCATACATTTCGTACATTTCTTTGAACTTGTCAGCATCACCAAAGTATGCTTCGTATAGTCCTGAGACGTCATGTGGTGAGAAAAGAGTAATTTCTCCACCGGACAACAATCTTTCATACATTGTTTTGTTTAACTGAATGCTGTAGTCTAACTTACGCACACGATTGTCTTCTGTGCCTTTGTTATTCTTTAGCACAAGAATGTCTTCAATTTCTTGATGCCAAAACGGGAAATGTGTTGTGGCACTACCACCACGCACTCCATTTTGTGTGCAACATCTTACAGTTGCTTCAAACTTTTTAAGGAACGGAATGATACCTGTGTGTGCTACTTCTCCGCCTCTGATCTTTGAGTTGACTCCACGGATACGTCCTGCGTTAATACCAATGCCAGCTCTTTGAGCTGTGTATCTACCAATGGACATGTCTGACGCAAAGATTGAATCAAGTGTGTCGTCGCTATCAACGAGAACGCAACTGGCAAACTGGCGAACTGGAGTACGCACTCCGGCCATGACTGGGGTTGGAATGTTGAGTTTAAAAAGCGAGGTCGCATCGTAGTATCTCCTTACATAATATAGTCTATCTTCTTTAGAATAGTTAGCAAACAATGTTGCCGCAATCATCATATACATATGCTGTGGAGATTCAAAAATTTCTCCGCTTGAACGATCTTGACACAAATATTTGTCAACTACCTGACGTAGACCTGCATATGTAAAGTGTTCGTCTCGACTGTGATAGATGTAAGAATCAAGTTTTTCAATTTCTTCATCAGAATATTTTTCTAGGATTTCTGCATCATAAACACCGCGATCAATATTTTTTTGAATCATTTCACGCAACGGCAAAGCCTTGTACTGTCCAAACACTTGTTTATATGTTCCGTATAGTAACAATCTTGCTGCTGCAAATTGATAGTTAGGATTTTCTAATGAGATAAGATCATTTGCTGAACGAATCATAATGTCCTGGATTTCTGATGTACTCATTCCATCATAAAATTGTATGTTTGCATTCATTTCAATTTGACTGCTACTTACCCCCGCTAAACCTTTACATGCTTCTTCTACTACGAAGTGAATTTTATCAATGTTTAACGGAACCTGTGAACCGTCTCGCTTTATGATGTGAATGCCGTTGGACATATTGTTCTCCTATATATTGTATCTAATTTCGTTGTCTTCATTATTTATTGTATTGGTGGCATGGCATAGGTCTGCTGTGGTTCTAAAGTTTCTGGTAGTTGATCTTTAGTCACAGTTTCATACCTGTCATACCCTAATACATGCTCGTCATCTATGATTAATAGGTACAACAGATCGCTGTTTGCCCTATCTATACAGATATGTATCTCAAATTTTGAGTGTTTAAAACGTTCGGTTAACTGTAAAGAATAGCACATTCCTAGTACGATACAGAAGTCACAATACTTGTTCTCCTCTATCAACTCCCAAGGGTCTGGCCACATGCTAGGAGTCCATGGATCTGTGTATATACTTACTAAGGGTGACTTGTTGTAGAGCTCTCGTACAAGCCGAAAAGGATCCTCTGCTTCCTCAAGCTCTTGTCTGAAGTTGGCCCAGAAAACTAGGCGGTCTTCGTATTTTTTATCAAACATTAAATTACCGTGTTGTTAAGATCGAACATGTGATTTCATAGTATAATACATGATTCCGATGTCATTTACAATGGAATTTGAGTAAGTAACATTAATTGCGTCGGTGATGTTGTCCAAAGGAGCAAAATCTAATAGATCCGCTGCAAAACTCAATGCTTCTTGATACTGTGAATCGCCCTGATAATCGTATTCAAAACTGACTTCTACGGTGTTTGGTGTTACTTCCATGTTAAGATTAACGTTGATTCTTCCTTTATATGTTGCATTAACAACAGTGCTTGAATAGAAGAAGTCGATCTCATATGAAGCAGTTTGTCTACCTGGAAGTCTAAATGCAACGCCATCTAAGATAGCTCCCTCAACTTTTGCTTGCATTGGGTAATTGTACTCTGTAACACCCGATGAAGAAACTTCTGGTAGATAATTTGTGTAAGAATATGTTAAAGGTAATACGGTATTGTTAGACACGTTAGTTGCTAGATTTTTGTCTAGTGTTATAATGTCGCCGTTAGTAGTGTTACCTTGTGCATATGCTGTAATTGTATATGTTGTAGAAGTAATACCGTCAGTTAGAATAAACTGTCGACCAACCATATTTGATTCTTCTTCTAAAACATGAATAATGTTAATTGTGTTGTTACCAACAATTTGACTAACACGTACACGAACAGTAACAATATTTTCTGTGTTACCAAGTGTAACTCGTCTGTCAAAGTAATCGCTTTTACTTGTGCCGCCGTCACTAAACTTTAGTACATTTGTAATTGTATTGTTTTCACCAGCACCGTTTGTACCAACTTTTGAGTAACGGTTGCCACTGCTCATAATACCAAAGCCATCTTCTTGTAGAATAGCTTCTTTAGCAATAGTATCAAATACATTGTTTTGTACAACAATGTTTCTTGGGCCTACACGCTCTCCAGGAATAGTACCACTTGTGCCGCGGCCATAAATCATACCATAGCCGCAAGTCTTAAAACAACTTTCGCTAAAGGTAATATCTGTAATGTCATACTTAGATGCTACTGCTGTTGACCAATTTGAAATACACATGTCTGTAAAGTGTATGTTTTGGCAGTAGATGCTGTTTGAAAAACAAGTAAACTCAATGCCGTAAGTTAAAACATAACTTGGATCATCAAGGTCTTGTATGCTTGCTAAGTTCCAAGGACCAATAATATCAATGTCTGCAAATGTACTGTCTCTTGTACTGTTTAATTCAAAACCATGAATGCCTGAAGTAGCAGTACAATCAAATGTTATACCTTCAATGTGAATATTTGCAGGAGCAATATCGTATGTTAGATCTCCTACGTCACTTTGATTAATTCTATATGTGCCTGGCACACTTGAACCGTTAACAGTTCTTAGGATAAAGTCATTTGTTGTTTGTTTAATAAATGTTTTTTGTTTGCCTGCACCGCATATTTTAGCGTTTGGAGGAATATACAAAGCAGATGAAATTTTATAAACACCAGGCTTCATGTGTAAAACTACACGACTAGATTCACTACCTTGTGTTGTTGAATTAATGTATGTTTGATCAATAGCACGTTGTAGTGCAACAGTGTCGTCAACAATGCCATCTCCAACAACACCAAAAGAATCTACATAAACAATGTCGTCTAGTCTATCTTGTAGTGTACGTCTTGTAGCACCTGTATCAATAAGTCCAGTGCCTTCTTTATACTCATAACTTTCAGTTAGTGTAAAAAGGTTATCGTGCTCGGTTAGTATCTTAGAGTTACCTACATACGGAGCACCTTCAGCCACAGAACCATTACCAATAAACAATTCTTGTGTGTCAACTGCCCAACCTAGCTCACCAGAAGATAGCTGAGGTATACCTGTACCTTCGTTTTTGCGACCTCTTCTGTGTTGGATCTTACTGATTTGTACAACAGCCATTCTGTTCTCCTACGCTTTTATTATTGTATTTATGCTCTGTTTCGCTTTCCAGCTGGTCCAAGATTCATACTTACGTTTATAATTCCCTTTTGCACTAGGAGGCATGCTGCGTTTGTATTCTTGCCAAGCATCAAAGTGTTCTTTTGCTTTAGTTTCGTCAGTTTTTAGATAATATCTTGCTAACATACGATGTCTATTGCCTACTTTATGCTCTGCATGTCGTTCTGCATTACGTATCTTATCTACACGTTTTCGTATACTAGGATCGTCATACTGTCCTACAAGCATTCCGTCTTTGTAATTAGGATTACTTTCGCCTGACAGTCTTACAGTACCCATAGGATCACCTACAATAATATTGTAGTAGTTGCTCCAGGTTCCTCTTTTGGATCGTTGATCTTGAAACTTAAACTCTGCTTTTAAGGCTTGTTCGTATGTGTCAAATTCAAATACAACTTTGCGTTTAAGTGTATCTTTGCGTTCAGCAATAATTTGTTTAAACTCTTTGTTTTGACTGCTACAAAAATAGTCTTTGTACTTGCCGTTTGAAACACCTATATAAGATTTCTTGTTTATAGGATCACGGATTATATAAACATTAGGCTTGTTGTTCATAGTATTGATATACTCTGTTGTACCATTCTTGTCGCCACTCTTCGTATTCGTGTGGCCATATATCAAACTGTTGATATTGCAAGTCTCTACTGCACATAAAAACATGTCCTTCACGTATGTTAGTACCATAAATTTCATTATGTGCTTCTGCATACGCAACTAACTGTAGGAAATAATCCTGCACCCATTCAACTTTTTTAGGCTTGTTAGTTTGTTTAAAGTCCATGATAGAGGGTTGGCCTTTGTACTGTCCTACAAGGTCAGTAGTACCTGCATACATCTGCGGCATATACAGATTTACTTCGCTGCCCCATATTTCGTCTACATCAGTAAGAGCATTTGCTTTAATTTGCTCTGCCATACTGTGTGCTTGCTGTGCATAAGGATTAGATCCAGGCGTAGGCCATTCACCAAACTCAATATAATCCTCTAGATACTTGTGCATCCTTGTACCTACACCAGCGGCTTCAGTTACAATTTCTTTTGCTTTCTGTTCGCCTACACGTTTCTTCCAAGCAATAAGATGTGTCTTATCTTTGGTTGCGTCTAGTATCGTAGTAACACTTGCAACTGCATTGCCGTCAGGTGTTTTGTAAAGTCTTTTGCCGTTTACTTGTTCTCTATTAATAGGTTGGTAATCATAGCGATTTGTTATCAGTGTCATCCAGGTTTATCTCTTCTAATATTTCCCTATCAGTATAATAAGGATTTGTAATAGCATCATCTTCTGCTTCTATTGCAAGTATTTCCGGGATGAAATGTTTCATCATGTTTTCAATACCATACTTTAATGTTGCTGTAGATCCTGCACATCCTGCACATGATCCGCTCATTTGTAGTTTGAGTATACCATCTTTGTAGTCTACGAAGTTTACAATACCTCCGTGACTGGCAACAGCTGGTGCAACTCTACTCTCAAGTAGCTCATGAATCTGTGCAACAATGTCTTCATTGCTTCTATCAGTCATAGTTATATTCTCCAGTTAAATGCTATTGTAGCACCTAATAGTTTAAAAGTCAACTATTTTATTTGAAAAACTTTCATATTATCAAAAGCACGATGCCATCCAAAGTAGTTTGCTTTATAATCAGATTGATCGTCTGAACTAAGGTTCATCCATTCGTCTCTGCGTTGGTATAATTGCATTGCACCGTCATACCAATCTGTATTTTCTATAATGTTTTCTAGTTTAGATTTTGCTTTAGATGCTTCGTACAATGTATCAAAGTCTTGTTCTATATGTATAACTTCCATTACTAAGTCATGCGTTACATAATCAAGACTAAAGTCTATTCCCCACTTGGGTTTGATATTTAATAGTTTTTGTAGTATAGGTCTGTGTTTTGAAACTTCTACTATTTGTTCTCTTGCTTCACCACTAAACGCATAACGTGTTAGTAACATGCAATGATCTAATACAAGTCCATGTTCGCTAGATTCTATGTCATGATACCATTCTTGCACAGGAGCAATATGGTATTGTATCTCTCTGTTGAGTTTAACACCGTTTGCTTCGTAGTGCAAGTGTTCTAAAGGAGTTGGAACTTCGTAACCATCCTTGTCAAAGTCTTTGAAAGGAAGTGTTTCTACTAGTGTTCGTTCAATTGGTTTTGTTAGATAAGGATTGTCGGTAAACTTTGGATGCAAGTTCACTAGCTGCATTATAAATCAGAACCTAAACCTCTTTTGGCTGCACGTTTTGCTGCGGCTGTTACGTTTGCTTCGCCGCCATCTTGATCAGCAGGTGCTTCGTCGCCGCCTTCAGATGTTGCAATAGTAATACCATCTTCGTTAAAATCTTTTACAAGTTCTTTGAGTGCTGGAGTTGCATCATACATTTGTTTAAACCCTTCGTATGAAAAACTTTCGCCTCCTACGTTTTGCATTATACGATCCAATGCACTAAACGAAAGAAAGGCAGGCTGTCCTTTAGAATCAGCTCTGCCTTTCAGCATTCTTAATAGTTGTATAACTTTATTCGGATCTGATGCCTCTGAGATTAAGACTTTTTTTTTGAAAGCATTTCTGCTAGTTTGCGTGAACGTTGTGCAAGTTCAGCTAACTTTTTTTTTGAATACTGTTTAGATTCTCTTTTTTCTCTGCCTGCTTCTGCTTCACCGCCTGTAGCTGCTGGGGCTGCTGCGAAATCGTCTCCTGTATCAGTAACGGGTTCCATTGCTGGCTCTTCGCCGCCTTCGCCTTCTGGTGGCATTGGTTCTGCACCCATGTCCGGAGCAGGTGCTTCTGCTTCACCAGTTAGTTGTCCTACGCCTTGTGTTAATGAGCCTCTGGTTGATTCAAGTGCTGTGTAAAGAGATTCAAGTGCTGGCTTAACAGTAGCAACAAAGGATTCGCTTGCTTCGCTGCCTACTTCATCACGGATAGCATCTGCTAGTTGTAGCATTGAGTCTGCTTGCATTTCCGCGGTGTCTTCCATCCAACTAGTAACACGGTCAACCATATCTTTAGCTGCCATTACTAGTTCTGCTTTATCTTCTTCGCCTTCGGTAATTTTAGTTTCAACAACCTTACCAGTGTTTTCCTCACGCTCTGCTAAAGCTGCATGTATTGTGTCTATAAAAAGTTTGTTCTTTTGATAGTTAGTGTTCTTGTGTAGGCTATCAAATGGAAGCTCTTGCTCCATAGCAAACACTTTGGTACGTAGTTTGTTACGTACATCTTCTAGCTGCTCTGTTGTAAAAGCATCTAGATTAATCTTTTGGCCAAAGGTCTTAGCTAATGACTCGTTTAGAGCCTTTGACGTAATTGGTTTTGCGAATTCTCTTATGTTCATTGTTCTCTTCCTAAACACCTGTTTTGTTTATTATATTTATTTATCCTTAGTGCCATTTTGCGAGGTCAGAAACTTGAGTAATATGATCCTCTATCTTGTATTTAGATATTTCTAACCTATTTTCTGCCACTGCGTATTTAATATCATCCTTGGTTGATGTCATAGTATGCATATAAAACACGCTGTCGTTGTAGTGTTTTTCAATATTTCTGTCATGATCTAGTATATTATCAACTTTTAGATTGTTTATTAAATTCTTTACTACAGCAAAAGCACTCTTTTTATAAAAACAATTGGCTATAAGCTCATCTGCTTTATAAACTAGATAAACATGCTTACCTTTGCATACAATACGATAACCTTGTATATAGACTGTATTTCCTTTCTTATAGGGAATATACTCGATTTCTCTAGAGAGAAAGCTGTCTAACAGTTTAGCTACTTTTTCAGTGCTAAACTTGGGTTGTTTTGTTTTTTGTGACACTGTAGCTATTTCCATCTTTTATTTTAGTTACTAAACTCTTGCGAATCAAGTTCTCTAAAATGAACTTTTCACGCTCAGAAAATTCGTCTAAGGCTCTAGGCCCATTAAGTTTATCCAGCAATGTCTTTTCTTCATTGCTGACATGAATAACAAAGTTTTCTAGTACGTCTTGTATCTTCATGTGATTTGTGATAACCTTTTACGAAGCAGTGCTAGTTCCTCATTGGCTAGTTTTTCTGCTTCTTTAGCTGCTTGAATTTCTTCTTGTGCTGCTTTAGCACGTTCGCGTGACTGAGTTATTTCATCAGTTTTAGCTTTGATTTGATCATTTACTTCCTGTCTTTGTTGTGCAGGAGTAGTGTCACCCATATCTGTGTTTGGTTGTGTTGCTTGTGCTTGTCCGACAGTTGAGCCATTGTTAGGAGTTTCTGTATCAGGTGAAGGTTGTGTACCGGGTGCTACTGTGCCCTGTGTGCCCTGTGTTGTTACTTCATTTACCTTCATGATGTTTTCCTTTTAGTTGTTCTCGGTCTAATACGTTGAACCCCACTTAATCTCTTTGACCCAGGACTATATGCCTTTGTCTTACTTGCTTTTACTTTCATTTGTGTTGCACCTTTACGTTTTGTAATTTTAAGTCTTTGACTTGCCTTTACGTTTATTGGTGCATTGCACGTTGCAGGATTAGCAACTACCCTGCCATCTCTTGCTCCACTAGTGCAGCGGTACTTGCGAACAATCTTGTTGCCCTGTCTACTATATGTCTGAGTGTACGACTCAGGTATAATATCTTCGTATCGCATTAGGTCTTTGCTGCCTTATTCATAGCCTGTACTCTTTTGCTTGCTGCATTGACTCTTTTGGTCTTTTTAGCTTTGCGTAGCATACGAGCACCTAGTCTAGCCTTCGTTCTTCTAAGTGTTAAACGGGCTTTCATATTTACTGCCGCGTGGCACTGTGCAGGCTTACTTACGATACGACCGTGTCGCTTTCCGCCAATGCAACGAAACTTTCTAACTACTTTATTACCGGACCTCGCCCAAATTTGCTTTTCGGAGAGAAGGTCCTCGACTTCACTAATTTGCATAAATGTATTTATGCTTTTATTATTAGTTAAGTAAAATTACGACGATTGTGGAAAGTAGTCCTGCAACTATGGTGCCAGCTGCACCTATTAGGACTTTGGTCATTGATTGTTGGCCAGCTTGTATATCTTTGTGCATGTCGTCTACCTTCTGCTCAATCTTGGTTAGGCGGCCTTCTAACACCTCGTACCTTTGGGCACATAGATCAACGTGGGCTTCTAAATTTTCTTTTTCTAAAGATGTGGTAGACACATTTTTCTCCGTTTAATATTCCCGCTCAGGGATGTTAATAAAGTAAACTCTAAGTTGGCCTTTAATGGGATATTCTAATGTGCCTTTGTAAATGTATTTATACAAATTCAAAGGAAATGTTCTTGTATTTCTTATCTTTTGTATGGAATACATTTTTATTTATCTTAACAGTTTCATTTAAGTCTGTTGTTACAGGTACTAAATCAAACAGTTCTAATAGGTCGTTATGATCAATACCTGCTTCATATTCTACGTTAAGAGTAATCGTCCAAACATTGTGTTCGCCTTTGATGTTTGACCCAAACTCATCTGTTAGTTCAAGGCTTTCTAACTGTGGTGGAGAATCATAGTAAGAATTAACCTTTATTCCTACTGTTTGTATTAGTGTGTTTAAGTTTGATTGCTGCTTGTATTCTACGGAACCATCGTTTCTGTTACGATTGGTTTCTGTAATATCCACAACTGTTTTAATTTGTATCTGCATTGTGTATATTTACAGCCATAAAAAAAGAGCCACTTAAAAAGTGGCTCTTTAGTGTGCCTAAGCACGGTCCCTAAGGTAGTTAGGAATTATTAGTCTACAAATGTTGCAACTAGAGTACAGTCAGTAATTGCTGGAGTACCTGTGCCTTGTAGTGCAAAGTGATCACCGTTTGCTATACCTTCAACTGCTGCTACTGTGAAGCCTTCTTGCTGTGCTTCAGCTAGAGCTACTGCTGCTGATGTTGTTGCCACATCATCAAAAGTTAAGATGTGTGTTTTGCCGCCTAGGCCGTTACCTGCAACTACTGTTGCTGCGTTTGTTAATGAAGCCATTGTATTTCTCCTTATATTATCTTAATACATTCTCACGCTCAGTGAGTGCTTTCTGCAATAGTATTTAGCAAATTAAGAAAAAAAGTGCTGTTATGGCTTGTTTTTGGCTCGTTTATGAGCAATCTTCACCATTTGTGTGTACTGTGGTCCTGCTTTTACTATATCATCTAGTATTTTAATAGCGGGAGCATAGGCTTTTACTAAGTGTGATGGTATAGTTTCGCCGTTTCTTGCACGTTCTAAAAACTGTTTGATCAAAGGAATATTAACTCTTTGGTCAGCAAACAAATATTTGTACATGATAAGTCTATTAGCTTCGTCTTTGTCAGACTTGCTTGCAGTGGGTTCGTTATCTTGTACACCAAAGAGTGTTTCTAAATTTGTATCGGATACAAACTTTTCAAACATAGGATGTAGATCGCTGTTGCGTAGTTTTGCACGTGACGCAAATACTAGACGTGTTGTTGCTGCTTTAGCATCAAACGAGCTGAGCTTTTCCCAATTCATAATATCTCTGCGTATTTTACTGTATTCTGAATTGTTTACATGCAGTACAGATTCCATACTAAGTAAAAAAGATCTATCAGCACTATCCATTGCTCTGCCATATGACATAGCAGTTAAGTATCTGTTAAGTTTAAGTATAGGAATTGCTCTTCCTTGTCTTAGTAACCAAGCTGCACCCGGATTCTTTAGTCTATCCATTGCTTCTTTATCACCATCAACAAAATAGATGAAGTTGTATAAATCTGTTGCTGATGGTCTAAAGTATCTATAGTTAGGCCATTGAGTTGTAGCTTTTGCATATCTTATTACATCAGCTTTGTGTGCAGGACTTTTATACATAAGTTCGAGAATACAAAGACTTAAAAACAAACGCTCACAAACGTCAGTATATGTAAGCTCTCGTTGATCGTTAGATCCACGAGTCATTCTTGCTTCGTATATCTCTTTAATAAAATCCATTAGCCTAAGTATCTCTTAACAAATAAATGTGTCATTTCGTGATAGTCTTTGATATCTAAAAAGTCTATTAGTCCATGACTAGTCTGCATGTCTTTGATAAACTGTGTACGCACCATTGGCTTAACTTTATCAGTAGTCATTAGCATACGCATAATGCGAGCTTGTTCTGCTGTTACATTATGTGTTTTACCATCATCAGTAGTAACTGTGTTTACTGGATTAGGGTTGCCTTGACTGTCAAGTACTTTGCCAAGTTGCTCGTACATTGATGGTTGCTTAAAGCCCGGACCTTCGCCATCATCATCTCTATCTAGTTCACTGCCGTGACCGCCTAGGCCGTAGTCATCTTCGTCATCGTAGTCTGCTTCTTTAGTTACAGAATCAACTAGTTTAATTTCATTGCCACAACATTTACATGTTTGGCCAACTTCTTCTGCGGTATGACCGCCTTTGCAATGAGAACATGTATCCTCATTACAGCCGCAAGATGCTACTCCTTTTGCGGGTTCTTCGAATAGTCTGTCGACTGATTCTATTAGTTTACGCATTGTCATTTTATCTCTCCACTGCTCTGTTTGCTTTTGTAAAAAACTCTCTAGGAACAAGTTTAATGTCACCTTCGGGGTGTGCTAGTACATAGCCTTCGCCGCCTTGTCCGTGTGCGTCTGCACTTACTGGACCGTGTGATCCAATCTCTTGTTTAACTACAGCATCATGAGCGTCAAACTGACGAATAACATCATCTTTAACTCTCATTAAAATTGATACTGTTTGCCAAAGAGCTGACCATGCTGTCATATGCTCTTTGATATACTCTAATATTTTTCCTTTTTTACGATCACTAATTTGTGGTTTTGCTTCTAACCACTTTGCAAAGTCTCCGCCTAAGTTAGTTAAACCTGTATCAACTTTGCTGTTTGTATAGTTATATAATATGTCTGCAAAGTTTGACAGTTGCATTTGTGCTAGTGTTTCTTTGTTTAGTAATTCGTCAATGCCTTGTGCATTTTGCCTAATAACATTTTCTAATTGATTTAACTGTGTATCGTCTACATTTGCAGGCTGTTCTACAGTAATAGGTGGAAATACTAATACTTCATTGCCACGGAATATATCTCCGTTTTGTAAAGGTCCTTCTGCACCTGTAGCATCTACTTCTCTGTGTATAACAATACCTGTTTTGCTTTGGCCTATCTTTTTACCTAGGTCACTGTTTGCATCTACAGAATATGTTACAATGTTTGGAGTGAA